ATCCGACGACGTTGACCAGAATAAGAACCGCTCTATAATCCAGCGAGTTGATAGAAATCGAAATAACCCCTGAAATAAGTGGTTTTATCATATTATACAACATAAATACAGCCCATACATATAACGGGTTTAGGTGATATGTCATTTCGGTGGGCATCGGACGGACGACTGTATGGCACGTCCGGTTTTTTTTACAAAGATATTATTCAATTTTATCTGCTTATAACGATAAAATTGAAATAAAGAAAAGAAGATATTCCAAGCAGAAACAATACTGACTACCGAAGTTAAAGATATGAAAAAATTCAAGATTATCAAGAATTCGACCGCTGCCGCCACCGAAGTGTCAGACGTATCCTTCCGACTAATAGACTTCAACGTATACGATTGTATTCCAGATACAAATACACATTCATCTTCATCCGACAACGGTAGTAGTGGCGCCGATGACGGCAGTTCAGTAGCATCATCGGGGTCATCTGAGAATGGACGAGGCGCAGCAGGAGGCGGAGCCGGCAAAGGCAAAGGTTTCGCCGCCATCGATACCAACGAATTCCGTATCCAGATGTTTGGCATCAACGAGCAAGGCGAGACCTGCTCCATCTTCGTAGATGACTACCACCCCTTCTTCTACATCAAAGTCGCCGATCACTGGACCAACGCCACCAAATCCGCGTTCATCCGCGACATCAAAAAGAACTTAAAGAGCCGATACTACGAAAACAGCATCCTCGCGGAAAAATGCGAAATCGTGGAGAAACGCAAACTGTACGGATTTGACGGGGGGAAGAACCATAAATTCGTCCTACTCGTGTTCAAGAATACGACGGTGATGAACCGCGTGAAGAACTTGTGGTTTCACGATATATATACTCCGCGTGATGGTAAGACGCGCGCATTGAAACCCGACGGCTACGTCTTCTCGAATACACACACGACCATATACGAAGCCAATATTCCCCCTATCCTGCGTTTCTTCCATATTCAGAAGATTAGCCCCTCTGGCTGGGTGACATTCTCCATGAAGAAGACGCGCCTTATCGAGAAATACGCGACAACCTGTCAGTACGAATACCGTCTGTCATTTGAAGACATCATTCCGCAGAACGATAAAGAGACCGTTGTCCCCTATAAAATATGTAGTTTTGATATTGAAGCGAGTAGTAGTCACGGCGATTTCCCGATTCCCGTCAAATCATATAAGAAACTGGCGACGAATATCGTGGATGCGGTGATTGTGAAGCACGCAGGAGGAGACGAAATCACCGACGATGAACTGACACATATGATTTATACAGCATTTCAGTATTCATATCAAGGCCGTCAAGCATATCCAAGCATAGAGACCATCTATCCGAAGCGCCGTCCCAAAGAGGCGGATATGGCGCGTTTATGCCGACTTGTATTATCGAAAGAGCTCCGACACCTTATCAAGCATGAAGTCGTCGCACAGGAAAATACAATCGAGCAAATATTCCTTCAAATGGCCGCAACGGCGAAAGAGGAGGCCGCGAAAGCCGCGGAATTGAAAGGCGCTGAAGATGATGACAACAGCGATGACAGCGACGACAATGACGGCGATGAAGACGCATATGAATCTGTCTCGTCAAAATCAAAGTCTGCCGCCTCCGCCACCGCCGCCACGACCGCCACCGCCGCCGACCTCTCTGTCAAATTCACCACCTTATTAAATAATCGCAAACATACCCGTGAAGAGCGAATCAAAATCATAAGCGACACATTAGGCTCTATCTTCCCCAAAGTCGAAGGCGACAAAGTCACATTCATCGGTTCTACCTTCGTCAAATATGGCCAAAACAATAACCGCCCCTATCTCAACAACTGTATCGTCCTCGACACATGCGATAATCTCCACGACGAGGTGCCGAATTCGGAGATTGAAACATATACGACCGAAGCCGACGTTCTGCTCGCATGGACGCGTCTTATCCAGAAGGAGAATCCAGACATTATTATTGGGTACAATATCTTCGGGTTTGATTACCAGTTCATGTTTCGGCGCGCGGTTGAGACCGGTTGTTACGAGGAATTCTTGAAACTGTCGCGAAATCACGGTGAGTTATGTGCCAATGCGGGCGGGGGTGCCAACGCGGGCGGGGGCTACGTGAATCCAAACACCGAAATAACTGCCGATAATGTCGGTATTGAACAAACTAAAATCGCCCTCGCCAGCGGCCAATACGACCTCCACTTCATCAAGATGACGGGTCGCCTTCAAGTCGACGTTTATAATTATCTGCGCCGTGATTTCAATCTCTCGTCGTATAAACTAGACGACGTTTCGAGTTATTTCATCGGCGACGCGGTGAAAAGCGTGGAATATGACTCGACGACCGACACGACGCGCGTGTATTCAGCCAATTTGCTCGGTCTTGAAGTGGGGAATTTCGTGAAATTCGAGCAAACAAACCATTCCACTGACTTATACAAAGACGGACATAAGTTCAAGGTGGTCGCGATTATTGCGGGCGGCGGTAGCTTCATCGTCGAAGGTTCGGCAACACCCGATATGAAAACAATGGTGCGCTGGGGTCTCGCGAAGGACGATGTATCGCCGCAAGATATTTTCCGCATGACGAATGAAGGTCCCCGCGAACGCGCGGTAATCGCGAAATACTGTATTCAGGATTGTAACCTCGTCCATCATTTGATGAACAAAATCGATATCCTCACCGGATATACCGAAATGGCGAAAATATGTAGCGTACCCATCAGTTTCCTCGTCATGCGCGGACAAGGAATCAAACTTACGAGTTATGTGGCGATGAAATGCCGCGAGAAGAATACGCTGATGCCCGTCATCGACAAAGACCGCAGCGAGTCTGGATATGAAGGCGCGATCGTGTTGCCCCCGAAATGCGGTCTTTACTTGGACAATCCTGTCGCATGTAATGATTATTCGTCACTGTATCCGTCATCGATGATTAGCGAGAATTTGTCGCATGATAGTAAAGTATGGACGAAGGAATACGACAACGATGGCAATCTCATCCGCGAAACGGGCGAGGCAGAGTACGATAACCTCGCCGGTTATAAATACGTGGATATTACGTATGACACTTACAAATGGACGCGTCCCAAATCCGTAACGAAGACTGCGGCGGCAGCCGTGAAAGTGAAATGCGGGACGAAGGTGTGTCGATTCGCGCAATTTCCCGAAGGTGAGAAGGGAATTATGCCAGCGATTCTGGAAGAACTCCTCGTCGCGCGTAAAACGACCCGCAAGCTCGCGGAGAAGCAGACGGACGCATTCATGGCGAATATTCTGGATAAGCGACAGCTTGGTTATAAGGTTACCGCCAATTCATTATACGGACAGTGTGGTGCGAAGACGAGCACATTCTATGAAGTGGATGTCGCCGCATCTACCACCGCAACTGGACGCAAACTCCTGACATATGCGCGCCGCGTAGTCGAAGAGGCTTACGGAGATATCCTCCTCCCGACATCCCACCCCAATTACCCCATTGTCCATTCGAAAGCGGAGTACATCTATGGTGATACAGACAGTGTATTCTTCACATTCAACCTCGAAACACCGGAGGGCGTCCGCATCCGCGGAAAAGACGCAATCGAAATCACGATCGAGCTCGCAAAACAGGTCGGCGATTATTCGTCGAAGTTCTTGAAGGCGCCGCATGGGTGGGTGTATGAGAAAACGATTTGCCCCTTCGCCCTCCTGCGTAAGAAGGGATACGTCGGCGTGTATTATGAGCAGAACCCCAATAAGGGCAAACTGAAGAGTATGGGAATCGTGCTGAAACGCCGCGATAATGCGCCGATTGTGAAGGAAATCTACGGCGGAATTATCGATATTCTGATGAAGGAACAAAATATTGACCGCGCTATTGCCTTCTTGCGCGAGAAACTCCAGTATATGATTGACCAAAAATGCCCCATCGATAAACTGATTATTACGAAGTCACTGCGGTCGGATTACAAGAACCCAGCGCAAATCGCGCATAAAGTCTTAGCCGATCGCATGGGTGTGCGCGACCCAGGCAATAAACCGAATACAGGCGACCGAATTCCTTATGCGTATATCCACAACGATACCAAAGGCGCGCTTCAAGGCGATAAGATAGAGCATCCGGATTATATTCATAAACAGAAACTTCAGTTGAATTATGCGTTCTACATTACAAATCAGATAATGAAACCGGTTCAGCAATTATTCGCGCTAGTATTGGAGCAACTGCCCGCATTCCAGAAGAAGAAGGGTCGGTTTATGGACGCAATCGAGACTGTCGCATCGACGATAGACGACCCCGTAAAACGCGAGAAGAAAATAACAGAGATGCGACACAAGGAAGTGAAATCTCTGTTATTCGAGGAGTATTTAGTTAAAGCGGATAACTTGAATAAAGGCAACCGCGCGATAACAGATTGGTTTGGCGGGGCGGCGAAGCGCGGCAAATGAAAAAGAATACCGGAATACAGGAATACATGAATATTTTTTAATCGACCTCCATAATGTCGTCATCGTCGTCGTGGTCGTTACGTCGATGATTATTTGTCATATGATTCACTGTATTTACGATGTCTTGGTAGATTTGGTTGTCGTTGTAACTTACAGGCAGGTCGTATGAAAATGTAAATTCATTATTATGAATACGGTCAATCGAGAGATTTGCGGGTGTACGCGGCGGTTGTTGTTGTTGTTGTTGTTGTTGCGGCGATGGAAATGGTCGTCGTCGTCGTTCGGGCAAATGTGCCGCCGTCGCAGGTGAAGGCGCGGTCGCAGGCCTATATTCCCGAATATCGCTTCTACACATCGGACAAGTAGAATGATTTACAAACCATTCTCTCAAACTTGCCCGATTAAAAATATGATTACAGCTACGTATCATCGTAATTTCACTTTCATCGTTGAATTCATCCCGTGAAATAGGGCATGTAGCATTTACTGGAGAAAGTATATTTCCAAACACCGTATTCATAGTTGCGCGTTGAAATTGTTCGTTTGTTGGCGCGCCTCCAGCGCCTCCGCCTCCTCCGCCTCCGCCTCCAGCGCCTCCGCCTCCTCCGCCTCCGCCATTCGCGTTTCTTCTCACTTCAAGAGGAATCGCGTATAACATTGAGAATAGATTATTCTCGTTCGGGTTTATCGGTTGTCTTGCGTCCCGAGCGAGTTCATTGTTTAAGTATCTAGATAACAAATGAGGGATTGTGTTGCTAATATTAGCCGTAGGAGCGGGAGCGGGAGCGGACACAGGCGCGGGAGCAGGCACGGGAGCAGGCACAGGCACAGGCGCGGGAGCAGGCGCGGCCGGCGCTGGAGCAGGCGCGGCCGCCGCAGGAGCGGTATATGGAACATGCCGACTATTATAATAAAAAGATTGTCGAGCTACAGTCCGCGATAAATTCTCTCGCAAGGTCTGTTCTATCCGTGAAAACATAACATTCCCATTCGATATAAACTCGTTGTATCTGTGAACCATGCTCGCATATTCATTCATGTATCGTTGTTCGTCTTCTACAGCATTATAAAATTGATTGAGGGTGAACATATCGTAATCGCGGTTTTGAAGCCGAATAGGATTGTTTGATGGGTCTGGATTCATTATTATTATTATCAATACATGTCCATCCGACGTTCTATCTATATCTTTTTAGTTCGTTGGTTACGTTCAGCCTATCGGCGGTAGCGAAAAAGCGAGGTCGGTGCTATGACTATTATCCGCGTAGATACACGTTTCTAATATGAGAAACAGCGCGAAGAACGAACCCGACATAACTATAAATTCACCAAGGATAATGGGGCGTTGTTTTGTGTGTAAATATAAGCAATTGTCCAGTAGTTTTTCGCGTATTTCAATCCTTATAATATTCATAGGCATTTTATGGTTAAGTAATTTAACGAATATTAAAGTTAAAAATTGAAACAATATAAAACATATTTATATGACTAGAACCCATATACGATTTGTTTAATGGCGGCGCAGTATATTTACTTATTAAAAGAGAGGGAATTCATAAATGCGAATAAAGAAGTTTATAAGGTCGGGAGAACAAAACAAGAAAATCAAACAAGATTCAAACAATATCCAAAGGGTTCGGTTTTATATTTTCAAATGATTTGTAAGGACTGTAACGACATTGAAAAAAAAGTATTGAGTTTATTCAAAGAAAAAGAAATTTTCAATCACAGAAAAGACATCGGAAGTGAATACTTTGAAGGAGACTATAATGAAATGATTAGTATAATTTATTCTACAATAAATCAAGAGAAACCCGATGCCGAAGAAGCTACGCATGAAGAAGAGTGCGCAACATATGAAAGTAATCTTGATGACGAAAATGAATACATCGAATCCGATGAAGAAGAAATACGATATGAGATTAAAACATACGAGGAATTGATTAAATATACTGAAATTGCTGGTATAATTATTACTAATAAAAAAAAAGGTGAAGGGTATTTTCGGTTTAAAGGTCAATTATGGCGTGAATTGTATGACAAGAATCGTTTTGACTTTGATGAAAAAAATATGGAAGTATTATCAGAAGTCATTGAATGTAATCAACCTATACTTTGGAAAATAGATAGTTGCAGTAGCGAATTATTAGATGATAAAACACGATATGAACAAAAACAACAATATAAATTATTAATTAGTGTAGACTATAATGTCCAAGAAATATGTAAAGATATAATTAAAAAATGCTATATTGAAAATTGTGAATACTACGAATTAAAACCTTACGAATATGTATTTTCGTCAAAAAAACCGGATGAGGAAAAAACTGGGCGTTCAGAATATTCTATATTCAATTCTCAAACATTTACATTTAATGATGTAGATATGTTGATTAATAATAAAATACTAACATCTACACATCAGGGGGGGAGGTGTGTATTAGTAAAAAACACTTGTGATGTAAATATAGTTGACAACATATTAGATACCTTAATTGAACATGATATTAAACATAAATATAAAACCCTCTTGCGCAATCTAATTGTTAAACCAAATGAAAAACGAATAATATTCTATGATTCTGACGAGTGCTTAATGACAACATTTGTAACCGATTTATTATTTACTATTTTAGGTTCAGGAGCATATGTAAGTTCAGATGAATATTATCATAATAAAAAAGATTTTATAAAAAATATAAAAATAACAAAACCAAGATGTATTCTAATTAAGTATATCAAGGGAACAACACTAGAAACACAACTAAATACATTTGAAAAATTAGGGTTCAAAAATATTATTGTATATGATTGCTATCAACAAAAACCCAAACCAGTTTATAATATCGAAAAATACAAGAATTGTTTACAAGAGAATAAGCAAGTGCTTATGAGCCTGATAAAAGAAGAAAACCAATATGAACCAGAACACTGGGAATCTGAAATATCGTATAATGATAGTATATTTTACAACTCCAGACTTTTAATGACTAACTTTTTGAGATGGAGCTGTATAGTATAATTCATATTAAACCAAAACTATAAACATGGGTTCTAATATGCTTTCCGTTTTCTGTAAATTGAAAACTCTTACTTTATATTTTGTATTTTATTTTCAATAAATTATAAGTATCATACTTATAATTTTTATAATTTTCAGGTTTTACTCTATCAATTGCTTTATTTACATTTTTTCTAATTATTGGTAATTTTCCACATTTATATTCTTTTCATGTATGTTTTGATTTGTTTGATTTACGCTTCAGTTGGATTATTATTTTTAGCTGTATTACTTTATATCAAATATGTGGATTTACACCGTTGAACGTATACCACTTAAACGTAAAAATACAATACTATGTAAAGACCTGACACAAAGTCGCCAGCATCCTCCCGTGATGGACCAACAACGATTCCCCGATTTCGCCGGTAAAGGCATAACAGGTCTCATGAATCTAGGAAATACCTGTTTCGTAAACTCATGCCTACAAGCACTCTCACATACCTATGAACTGAACCGATTTTTAAACGACGAAAAATACAAAAAACGACTTACAAAGAAGCCCGACGCGGTATTATTGAGTGAATGGGACAAATTGCGCACATTGATGTGGAGTGAAAACTGTATTGTGTCGCCAGGGGGGTTTATGGCGTCGATGAAACAAATCGCGCGCCTGAAGAACCAAGAGCTATTTACGGGTAATTCGCAAAACGACGTCCAAGAGTTCCTTGTATTTATGATGGACTCGTTTCATATGGCACTTTCGAGAGAGGTAAATATGACGATTACAGGGAGCGTAAATAACGACAAGGACATCGTCGGTCGAAAATGCTACGAGATGATGAAGAACATGTATTCAAAGAATTACTCTGAAATGTTGAATTTGTTTTATGGCATACAGATGTCGATGATTACAGACATCGGCGATACCGGCGCTACCGGCGCTGTTTTGAGTATATCCCCCGAACCGTTCTCTATCATTTCATTATCGATTCCTTTGGTCGAAATTCCGGGCACGGGGAAAACGCGTATTCCAACATTATTAGACTGTTTTAGTCATTATTGCGCGGGCGAAATTATGGAAGGAGCCAACGCATGGTTCAATGAAACAACCGGACAATACCAAAACGTCAAAAAATGTACAATGTATTGGAGTCTGCCAAATATAATGATAATCGACCTAAAACGCGTTCAATACACCGAACGCGGGCCCGTTAAAATCGGTATTCCGGTAGAAATACCTCTTCGTGACCTTGATTTAAGCTCATTCGTGAATGGTTATAAGCGCGAAAGTTACATCTATGAATTATATGCGGTATGTAACCATCACGGTAATTTTAGTAAAAACGGCCACTATACGGCAACAATATGCGCAGCGGATAATAAATGGTACATGTTCAATGATGAAAATGTCAAACCGGTGGAAATGAAAGCCGACGCAATCACGAGCAATTTACCGTACTGCCTGTTTTATCGCAAACAACAAAGTAGAGGCACAGAAGCGGCGTCGGTGGCGGCGCAATAGAATAGAAGATACGCGCAATATTATACCATCAATATATAGTTAATCAATTCGTTCATTATTATGTCGGCACAATCATCGAATCCTCCTCCTCCCCCAGCACGTCCGAATGTTCCTCGTCTGGGGGGCGCATCGACGGGTCCTGCTCCTTCCAAACCAAGCCCCGACCGCGTGGGCCTGAGTCAAGTAAGTAGTATATTTCAATGGATTGACGGGAATGTAGATAAATATCTGAATACACGCATAGTTATTCTTATATGCGTCGTTATTTTTATGGTTTATTTCGTCTTGAATGCTTTAGCTGGCGGTGGTTCTGAAAACGACACGCGTGAAAGTACGCTCTTCGCAAATGTATCGATTCTAGAGATATTTCTCTGGGCCATCTTTATCGTCGTTGTAGTTATTAACGGATTTCAGTATTTCTTCAATACAAATATAACCACCGAGATATCGAACCTACTTTCTACCAAACCAGAAATCGTAATCTCTCAAACTCTTCCATCTGAACCTGATGGCGTCGGTGGCGATTTAGGCGCAGGGCCGTCTCTCAAAATGCGAAAACAGGTCTTCCATATTCCCGCGAGTGTGTATGACTATGACAACGCGAAGGCATTATGTCAGGCGTATGGCGCGAATTTGGCGAATATCGACCAGATGGAAGAAGCGCACAAATCCGGCGCGGAGTGGTGTTCGTATGGATGGTCGGATAACCAGATGGTACTCTACCCTACGCAAAAATCAACATGGGAAGAACTTCAGAAGAGCAGCGACCCCGCGAAGAAGAATAGTTGCGGGCGTCCGGGTATCAACGGCGGGTATATTGAGAACGCGAGTATGAAAGCGGGCGTGAATTGCTATGGCCCCAAACCCGATATCAACCCTGCGTCCTCCAAATTAATGTCGAGTATTCAGAATTACGAAGCGGGAAAGATGATAGACCCCCTCCATGAAGCGCGTGTTCAGCAAATGAGGAGTAAAATCAACGACATTGTCGTCGCGCCATTTAATAAAGGAGCGTGGTCGTTGTTATAATTATTCTCGGATTTTAGTATGTGTATATTATATACAATACACATATACCTCGGTATTTAGTAATTCGCGGAAATGTCTTCTCTTTCTATGAATAAGGTGCGCGGGCGTGCGATCAATGCCAATACGCAAAACACGAACAACTTCTCGATGTGGATGGAGCCTCTCTCGCATAAGGACTATCCACTTACGAATGTCGTGAATCCGACAAACAACGCCCTGATAACCTCCAACGGAGTAAAGAACGTGGTTATCGCACAACCCGGTCTCACGTATAACAATGTGCGGTTGGATGTCAGCGGGTCTGTGAATCCAACAAGATGGACGACGGGACAGACAATAAATACGGTCTTTCTTGAATCGGCGGATATGGCGCAAATCAATACAGCAATCTCAGCTGGTACTGTAGCGACATATACATACACACCCAAATCCAACAATTCTAAAATCATCGTGGAATATGGTAATCTCTATACGATTACGGGCGATTCTACTGGTGGATTGGATGGGTTTGAATCTAGAATTACAATTGGCGGTACTATGGTAGCAAAACGACAGCAACAATTTCCAAATTTGGCTGGTTCCGGAACGAGAGGTAGCACGCTTTTCCCGATTTGCGGTGGTATTGATAACGCGGTGCTTACTCCGCGTGTCATAAATATAACATTAACGAGAAATGATGGTAATGATACTGTGCAGTTTTATAGTGCTTCATTTGACGCATTTATGAAAATCACCGAAATCTCATTATAGGATTCCATTCGATTCCATTCCATTCCATTCCATTCGATTCCATTCCATTCCATTCCATTCTGTAAATAATCTCTCATAGAGGTTATTTACATAGCGACATCAGGTCTTCACGCCTTTGCGCGTTTCGTCTTATTCTGGCGTTTCTTCCCGCCGTCTCCTCCTTGTCGTCCGTGTCCTTGTCGTCGCGTCTTTACGTCGTGTTGGATTCTCTCAGATGGTGTCACGAGAGACAATAGTGTATCGAATATATCATTGGGGACGGGTTTCGTTCGGCAGCTTCTCTCGGTGGCATCTTCGTCGTCGGTATCGGTGTCGTCTGTGTCGTCGGTATCGGTGTCGGTGTCTTTATCTTTATGCGGCTTCGCCGCTTCCGCTTCCGGAACCTCGAACGCATAATTTCGCGGCTTAAACAATGAGGGCATCATAAACAATCCCGCTGGAACTGCTAAATCTTTAAATAAGTCGCTGAACTTTTCGGGGATAAAATGTTCGTTGCTGCTGCTGCTGCTGCCACCGGTCTGACGCCCCGCCTCAGCGGCATCATCGAGAGATACAAACAACGGCATTTTGTGCCGATAAAGTAAATTATTCACCTCATACCCACCCCCAATCATATTTCCTTCTTTATCTTGATGTAACACCAAATGTTGGTCTGGATTAAAATACTGGCTTATGCTGGATTTCGACATTGTAATGAAATGAAATGATACTTGTAATATCATTAGATTATGATTTCGTATATCTATACGATCATGACTACGATTCGCCTGTATCGGATGAAGATGCGCCATCGTCGTCACCACCGCCACCTCCCTGTGAACCAGCCTTCTTATTGTATACCCGCTTGATTTCCGTCGTTGTTTTCGTCTCTCGGTTCTTCTTAATATACGTCATGATTTGCTCTACTTGTTTTCCATTTGTAATGAGGTCGGAGAGACATTTCTCGATATATGCCATCGTAAGTGGCGCGGTGTGTTTCGACGCGACAAACTTCAGCTTCCCATCACTAATATTCACGGTGGCTTTGCCAAGTTGTTTTTCCTCGACAATCTCGAGTATTTCGTCGTTGATTACCGACTTTTCTGTGCGGACATCGCGGACTTCTTCTGACGTTAGCTTAATCTTATTATCCAGTTCTACCCAACGTTTGATTTTGGATTCGAGAGTAGGAGGAGTCGCGTGATTCGCAGTCATAATCGATGTTGGGTTCATAGTCGCAGTATAGATATAAATAATAAAATACGTTTATATCTAGTTATCTTAACATTCATTCCGTGCTCACGCGTGCGCCGCAGCCGCAGCCGCAACTGCCACAGATGATTTACCTGCGACGACGAGTACGACGAGATGCGCGACGGAAGCTAAATGACTTTCCGAGAGAACGGCTTCCAGACCTGCGCGATTGAAGAGCCTTTTGGCCGAGGTAAAGTCCTAAAGGAACCAACGCAGTTTCGACAGCCGACAACAAACCCGGAACCATACCGCCCTTCTGAGACCTAGACTGAGACTGGGACTGGGACTGAGACCTAGACTGAGACTGGGACTGGGACTGAGACTGAGACTGAGACTGAGACTTAGACTGAGACTGAGACTGGCGACCGCCGCGGCGGCGGCGTTTCTTACCACCGACAAGTTCAGACCCCTTCAAGGAGGAATAAGCTTCCGCACCGACGACGGCACCGGCAACAGCCCCACCGACCATAGCAGTCTTGAGACCTGCGGCGCTGGGAGCAGCAGAGAATTCGGAACCCTGTAAAGCACTACCACCAGCCTGAACATTATTCTGGGTCTGGGGTGCCATAGCTTTATTTATAAGTTGTTGGGCCATTTCTCCAGCCTGTCTAAGAGTGGCTTCGGATATTTGAGGAACACCGGCAGCTTGGGTGCTGCCACCCGTCTGGTTCTGGTTCTGGTTCTCGGACTGCTGGGATTGGGATTGGGATTGGGACTGGGGCTGGCCACGACGACGACCACCTTTTATTGATTTATTAAGCATGATGAAACGTTATACAATAGATATAGAAATAATTTATATGTATAAACTAAAAATGAATCTTTTCCCTTTTCTTCTTCTTGGACTAATTGTTCTCCCTGAATCTATTATCAACGTCCCTATTTTTCCATTCATCAGTCAAGCCAATGCCTATCCGATTAACCACCATGCGCAATCTAACGCGGTCGATGCCGTAGTGGGGGAACGGGCTAGCCTAGAATGCGACGCATGCCTTATTTTAGCAAAGGGGGTAAATCAAACAGTTCTTCATAATCCTAAAGTTATTTCAATCGTAAGCACCGACCTAGAAAAAATGTGCCAAGTTTTACCAGCAAGCGTCCAACAGTTATGTCTGGGTGCGGCTGAACAAACTGCGCCACTATTACTAAATCATCTAGGCGACCTCATCGCAACAGAGGGATGCTACGATTTAGGGATATGCCATTCATCCGCACATCCGTATATACGTGTTCCACGCTCGTAATCTTCTCATAATATTTTTATTGCGTCATACTAATTCATCTCATCGTATTACGCAGTACTCATCATCATCATCATCTAAATAATGGACGTGTTTCACCCCAACGATACATTTCGTTTCGAACAATTACAATTAACACAACCGCAGCATACTACAGGTGGGTCATATATGACTCGATTTTCATACTATGACAGCAAACAACCGCTCTATATCCAGACGACAAAAACACAATCTAAACAAGGCATTGTTATTTCAGGCAAAAAGGCGTATATTGATTTATTATTGACAGCGAATGACGCAGATACAGAATTCACGGAATGGATTGGGAGTTTAGAGAAAAGAGCAGTCGATTTACTTTACGAAAAGAGGCATCTCTGGTTCACACAAGAATTAGATCATACAGATATCGAAAACTCATTTACATCGCCGATTCGCGCATATAAAACCGGCAATTTCCTTTTACGCGTGAATTTAGAGCCCAATCGCAATTTTACGCATATTCAGCCATTTTCATGTAAGATATTTGATGAAAATAAAAGGGCAGCGTCGGTTGATTATATTAAGGCAGAGCAAACAATCATTTCTATTATAGAATTTCAAGGTATCAGATTCACGTCCCGCAATTTTCAGATAGAGTTGCTGTTGCGGCAGGTATTGGTCATTCCAGATGTCCCTTTATTTGAAACATGTGTTATTTCTGCGGAAAAGCCGGTGGCAAATCCGGTGTCCGCCACTACCGCCCCCGCCACTACCGCCCCCACCGCCCCTATCCCCACCCCATCGCCAACAACAAATCAATCCATCGAAGAACCAACCACTGATTATTTAGGACTACTTTCGACGAATGAAGAGTCACAACCACAAGAAAACGAATCAGTGGATGAAAGTCGGCAGTATATTACACCCCAACCTCAATTAAAACATTTTGAATTCACCGAAGTGGATATTGATTTCAAGAATATACCGGATACAATTGACGTAAATGAACCTACGTTTGATACTCCAAGTGTTTCAACTCAGGAGGAACTGCCACCACCCAAAACCGCCATTACTTTAAAAAAACATAAGGACGTCCTTTATGAAATGTACAAGGTAGCCAAACACAAGGCTCATGAAATGAAAAGAGCCGCAATGCGCGCGTATTTAGAAGCAAAAGAAATCAAGGCAAGGTACTTATTGGATGATTTAGATGATTATAGTTCCGACGACGACAGTAATAAATGAGATAGGAATACATTATTTTATCATTTATTTTATATACAATTAAATTATAAGAATGAGTTTTTTGTCTGATTTAGAGAAAACACTTCGTGCGAATCACATTCTTGTGATTTTAGGTGCGATTGTTCTGGTATATGCCGTTTATACATATTCCGACCAAAAGTTCGTTGTCCCCTACGAACCCCTTCAGGGTGATGCGAATGGACGCATGAACACTGGAATCGCTGCTGGACAGCAGGTTGCTCCTGTCGCAGGAAGTGGCGCGACTGGGTTTACTAGCGTGGATGCGATGACCGGACAAACTGGTGGTGCCGCCGCTGCGAACCTCCCCGTGGCCAATCCCTCTGACCTTCTCCCCCGTGACACCAACAACCAGTGGGGCAGCTTGAACCCCTCGGGCAGCGGCGACCTCCTCGGCCAGAACCTTCTTTCTGCGACCTTCTTGACGGGTATCGACACCATCGGTAATACGATGAAGAATGCCAACCTTCAGTTGCGTTCCGAGCCAGCCAACCCTCAGTTGAACGTTGGTCCTTGGAACCAGAGCACCTTTGCTCCCGACCTGATGCGCACTCCTCTCGAGTTGGGTTCGGCCCCCCAATCATAATCATATATACATTTCAATCTTACGTAACATACATTTCAATCTTACGTAACATATCTCGACAGTATATAGTACGGTCCATTATGTCAATTCTCTCGACACTTCTTTTATTATTCGTTGTGATTGTGTTATCACTCGTGATCATTCAAAACATAATCGTTCCTAGTTTGGTAAATTATCAGCACGGTATCTTCATGAGCCCCGATTTTACAATTGGCGAGAGTCATATTCAAGGACTCGGTTTATTTACGAAACGCTCGCGCGTAAAGGGCGATAGATTATTCGTCGCTATAAACGCGGATGAAACTGTCACCCCTATCGGCGGTAAAATCAATCACTGTCCAAGTAAGGCCGCGGTGGGTGGTGGTGGTAGGACAGCGGTTTTACCTAATACATATCTCTCGGCGACTCCAGATAAAACCACCGGAGAATGGTGGATTATTGCCCTGCGAGACATCGCAGCTGGCGAAGAGCTTACTGTTGATTATACGAATACACCGGATTTTATTCATAAGCCTGATCATAATTGGAAGTGTGAATTGTAATCTCTCGATTATATCTCTCGGAATATATAATACTAGCCACGCGCCAACAATGAAGATTTTCGGGATTGACCTCTGTCATTATAAAGATATATTCGGTCGTCCGAGAGAAGGCGCGCATTCCTACCGATTCTTCGATATCGCCGTGGTGGATGTCGCAGCAACCATCGTCGTGGCTTATGTAATTTCCCGCGTCTTTGGTTTCGTATTCTGGAAATCTCTCGTCGTGCTGTTTATTGTTGGGGTTATATCGCACCGAGCATTTTGTGTTCGGACAACGGTGGATAAATTAGTGTTCGCAAATTTATCCAGAAGCAATATTTCCTAACAACTTGTTTAGATGAACAAGTATAACGGTCATGTAATTGCGTTTATATTATAAATAAAAAAATAAATATATAAAAATATAGAAGCGGAAACGTTATTGTCCATGGACTGATTTGTTGTAAAAACGGATGCGGTTATTGGAATAGAGACGTGAATGGTGCAACAAATATCTATAAGATTGCTTATAATGCGATAAATAATAAAGGAAGACCGAATTATTTATCCAGAAGCAAGAATTCCTCAACTGGTTTAGACGAACCAGTAAAATCAAAATTTACACGCCTTGAAATAGGCAAACCTTGTTGATTTTTAGTGGGTTTTGTCCCATTTTAAATCTTCAAGGGTGTAAAAATACAATTATGGTTTTCAGAAAATCGGCGTTTTAGATCTTGAAGGGTGTAAAATTATATAATGGGTAATAATATGCTTATTATATAATATGGCTGCTCGCGAAGGTAATGGCGGGATAACCGCCTTTATATACCCATCTGGTCATGGCGCTTGGGTTAAAAGTGGCGTTACAAGATCATCTAACCCACATGATTATAAGGCTGGAAATGTAGATGTCAATATACTTAAAATGTCTGGTCACGGCCAGTGTGTTGCGCAAGTAGGAACACTATTTAAAGCCACACAACCAGACAAATCGTCATTATTTACACCCGAAATTATGAGTCATGGAATAGCACAGAGGTTATCAACCGAAGAGATCATACTTAGTTTAATACCTCAAATGTTGAAAGGACAAAAATTCAATGGTAATACAGCAAGCCTGATGATGTTACAAGATATTTTGGAAGAAATAATGATTATAGAAAAAAGCGCGGGTATTGAATATGTGAAATCTTCTCCTCCGATTATAGAACATAACCCACAATACAATAAAAAATTTATATTCACTCCAGACCCGCGGCACTTGTGGCGTCGTCCGGAAGAGGTTATAAAAGGTACGGTTGAACGTAGTAATCCTCCTAGGAGACATGGCGTGCGGTCAGAAAATACGATATTGACATTCCCTGGATTATATATTATGGCGGTTGATTCACCACCACCCCACGGTTCTCAATTTAAATTTCTTAGCGAATTCTCATTAACAAATTTACGTCCAGACCCAGACTCACATGGACTTACCGACCCTGCGCAATTTGTTAGATATAATTTATTAACAAAACGAAATTATCTTGATCGTTGGAAGCCTTATATCGATAGTTTGGATTTAACAGGCATTGATTTACAGACGTTAGATTACATACATGATGTTAGATTTGCGATTACTATATTCAAGCAACTTTGTTATTCGTTTTTTTCTAGTGATCTGTTGGCAGATAATCCTGCGGATGAAGATGAAATAAATAGTTTTGATGAGGATGATGGTCCTGCTGCTGGTTCAACTCGTGGTCGCGATGATCATCATCATAGCGAACGTGCTGGCTATGTTCGACGCAAAACACTAGATAGAGAAACAATTGAAAAACTGCGAGAACACGTAAAGCAATCGGTCAATGTTTTCGCTATTTTTGTGCCTCAAATTAAAACTACAGCCGAACATGCTGCGGAAGCGGCTTCAGCGGTTGATGTTGATAGGGTTGAGTTTAAACGTCTTGCCGATATTGCAGATGATCTTCAAGATCAAATAAATAAAATGCGTGCCGAAATCGTAACTAGATCAACCCAAAAAGATATCGACGCACTTAATATTCAATTAACCGCCGCAGATCAAAAATGGAATGAATTTACTACAGGCCCTTTCAATGATGAGAAACTTAAGTTGGAAGATGCAGTTGAAGAAGCCGAACTCATAAAAAATGAGGCCGAACAGGCTGTTATTGATGCTGTTAAACAATTTATTAGTAATGTTATTTCTACTCGAGACCCCGAATTATTAAGTATAATAAAAAATATTATAATGAGGAACCTTTTAAAAAATATATTAAAATCGGCGATTATCTATAAAAAAATCTCATTACTACAGATTATATTTTTTTTTCGAAGCCTTAATTGTACTACAATCAATATTCCAGATCCGTCATGTTTTACTCCTGAAATAAACCCAGAACCTGAACTCCTGAAAGTACCGCCACCACACGTTGATACACAAGAACTTTCTGAGGATATGGTTGCGTTAGGAGGGCCTAATCCTGTGTCAAGACCTGAATGGTATAGTGATATTAATGATTTTTTAAGGGATCTTGAAGTTTTGATCGCACCCCCTGTTGATAGTGGCCGTGCTCGTGATGGTGGCAGTGCTGGTAAAACTCGTCGTCGTGGTCTAACGGTTAGTAGTAAGAAACGACAAAAGTTAAAATATTCACGAAAACTCCGTAAGAAGTATAGAAAAAGATACACAAGACGCCGACGTTGAAAATAGTATGACACAAACAAGTTACTGGATTGTGTCATATTGTGATGATTACTATTCAATACTGACGAGAGGAACCTCGGCGTTGATGGCTCTTCAGCTTACGCCGAGTACCGCGCTTTTTAGTGGAGCGATCACCGCGACGACGGCGATATGATTTTCGGTAAAGGGATAAACGTTTTTTACCACCAGTCGTAAGTTGCTCTTCTCGTAATCTAATAAATCTTCTACGAAGATTATTAATAATATCACCAATTTTTTTTTGCCTTTGATTACCTTCATCACCTTCATCACCATCGTCAATCAACTGATCTATGAACGCGGTATATATTTCTCGGAAATGATTCTCATTTTCACTAACGATCGCAATGTTTTGGGGAGTTAGGTTTTCTATAGGTGTCGGTTCTTGCTGT